GTATTGGAAGCGAAAGAGCGCAGCATCGCTCCACACGAGCGTGATAAACGGTTGCAGAACTCTTGCGCCGATCAGCTTCGACCCGATCGCAAGCGTCCGGCTAAAGGCAGTGTTCGACGACGATGGCGTCCAGGTCGTGAAGTCACCCTGTGTGCAGGAATTGACGGTCATGTTATCACAGAGGGCAAAAACGAATTCTTCCGGTGTCACAACAATCTGCCGGATGGTGATCGGTGCGTTCACGACAAGCTGGGCGCGCGGCCAAGGCTGCGCCTGTGTTGGATCGAACTGATAGAGCGAGCCGCTCGGACCCGGAGCCGCGAGAAGAATCTTGCCGAAGTTATCGAGCCCCCAGAACCGAGGCTCGATGAAAATCGTTGATTGCGTGCGCGCAGTACCCCACGTTCCCAACCCCCATGGCCCGACGCCCCAGCCGTATCCGAACGTGCCGAGTTCGACACCAACAGTGATCTCATATTGAAACGTCACCGCATTGCCGCCACCAGACCCGCTCGCGTTAGCGGTCGTGGTCGCGAGAACGGTATAGTTGTTCGTGTCGATAATGGTCTGCACGATAAACGTGCCGTTCATCGTAACGTTGTTGAACGCTGTCGCTCCTGCATAGATCGCGGTGTCGCCGGGATTGACGCCGTGATTCGTATTGTTGACCGTTACGACATTCGATCCGTTAGAGGTCGTAAACGGATTATTCCCGAGCGTGCCAGTAGAGCGAAACGGCGTAATATCGTTCTGCACCCCCAGCGGGTCGTAAACATAGAGTTTGCGATAGGTGCCGGCCGCCAGGAAGATATCGGCATTATTATCGCGCCATGCCCACATGGCACGCGGCTGTCCTGAGGTCGGGGTCGCAAACGCCTGCACCCATCCACCCATCTTCTGAGCTCGCCCGCGCACGAACCGGAACCACCCATGCGGGAGCACCCAGCGGCCCATCGGCCCTTGAGTGATCGTACCAAGTGCGGACTCCGTCGCCACCACTCCGGGCGGCGGCAGAACCGGAAGCGGAGCAAGCTGAGACATTAGAGCTTAATCAGCCTGTTACACATCGCAAACGGTGGCATGGTATTGTGTGAGCCGCCGCCACCGAGCGTAGTATTGTTGATGGTGATTCCGGTCGTGGAGTAGCTAGTCGTAATGACTGTGTTGCCAATATTTCCGGAACCTCCGCCTACACTGCCAGCGCCGCCAAGGGCCGCTGTAACTGTGTGCTGATGGCCTTGCCCGCTATTGGGCTCGGTGATTGTATGGCCGTGGGTCAGTGCTGGGATTTCCGCTGTCACAAGCAAGTGTTGTTCTTCGCCGCCGTTGGTCGCCAGATGCGTACCGGCATTGACCGTGATGCGACCGGCAGCAGTGCCGCCGAGGTTGTCACGGACAACGGCGATGCGCCCACGCCTGTCAGGCACGTTGAACGTGGTCGAGCCGTCGCCTTGGCCGTACGGCAGGATGCGCAATGTGATACCTGTCGACGTGCTCGATGCCGCCGACGAGATCGTCATCGAGGTCGCACTGTTGATCGAGACGATCGTCGTACCAAGAGAGATACCGGTGCCCTCGATGAGCGCGCCCTCGAAGCCGAGATTGCGCAGATCGGTCGAAAGCCCATCGACGGTGGTATTAGAGTGCGTATTGCCGGTCGCAGTGGCCGTCATCGCGTTGAACAGGTTAGCCGTCGCGCCCATGCGCGAGACCGCCTGCCCGACTGGGAACAGCCAGCCGGTTGGTGGAGATGAACCCACGCCGACATAGTCGATCTCCGTCCCCGGCAGGACGATCGCATTACCGGCAAGCTGGACTTGGCCGGTCGACGGAATGAGATTGAGGACGTTCGGCGAACCCGCGCCAGCTCCGGTGACTTGCAGGACGTCGGCGCCGCCGATAACAAGCCGAAGGTCGTTCGTGCCAGCGCGCCGCCATCCCGAATTCTGCTCGTTGTAGAACCCATAGCCTGGGAAGCTCGTAGAACCATCAATACTTTGAAAGAGGACGTTGAAACCTCCATTGCTTGAAAACGGGTTAATGTTGATGTTGTTGTTGCCGTCGCACCAGACAAACACCCAGCCGCCCTGCAGAACGGTGACCGGTGATCCGCTTGGTGTCTGGATGCTTAGCGTGAATGCGCCGGTGGTCTGGTTGTTGATGATCCACTGCTTGGTGAGGTTTGGGACTTTGACAATCTGGTTGCTGGTCAGGGTGCCGGTGAACTTGATCTGCCAAAAGCGGACTTGAGAAGGCCCTGCGGGCGGCGCGCTTCCAGACAAATCGAGCGTGCCGCCGGTAACGGCTTCCGTGAGCACGTTGGCAAGCGCATCCTCGAAGATCTGGAAAACCGAGACGTTGGCGTTGTTGCCCCACGTGTTGTTGTCATTCCCGGTCACCATCTGCAGATAACCGAGAGTGTTCGAGAAGGTGTCGGAAGGCATTTATGGAACCTCCGTGTCCAGCTCCATGCCTCGATATTGCATGTCGTTTTCGGCCGAGATCGTTGCGACCATTGCCCCTAGTCGCTGGGAGAGTTTCGCGTATTCGTTGTCGTCCTTCATGAAATCCGCGGCCGCCGCCATACAGGCAGTCCGCATCAATTGCGGGTAGCGGTTGGTGAGGAAATTGCTCTGGTTCGAGGATGAGAGCAAAGGAAGACTTTGATAATACTGAAGGTGACAATCGGTCTGCTGCAGGAAGGCTGCATCGAAGTAGAAATTCTCGTTCCAGATGCCCCACCATGCAGGAAAGGCACCGACAAGAGCATCGCAGTTATAAGTGACGTTGCTGCCACCACCAGAACCGCTGCCAGTCGGTGTGGTCCCGAGCGGAGTGATGTCAATCGTGAAATCGTTCGCATCGGTCACTCCATTGACGATGAAAGTGCCGTTTATCGTTGCTCCGTTGAATGCCGTTGCCCCCTGGCTGAAGAACACCGATCCCTGCGTGAACCCATGCTGGGTGAGAAACACCGAGACGGTGTTGGAACCGTTGGTGGTCGTGTAGGGGTTGGCGCCGAGAAACCCGCTCGTCGCATTAAACTGACGATTGACCTTGATGAAGTCCGCGTCCTTGTGCCGGATCGAGAGATTGAAATTCGGCATATACATGCGGCCGATGGGATCGAGGAACCGCGCCGGCAGCGGAAAGTATGAAGAATTCGCAAGCATGGTGAAGACGACGTCGGTCATCATCTCGCGCGTTCGGAGACCGGAGTAGATAAGCGCTTGCGCCTCATCTACAGTCGTTCCTATGTCCAGTTTAGAATAATTGATCCAGTTCATGATCGACCCCGCCGTGCCCTTCGGCGCGGTGAGAGAAGTGTAAGTCATTGCCATTGTGCAAAATCAGGCCGCACCGCCTTCTGGCAGTGCGACCCGATCTCCCTGCCAGCCAAAGGATCTTATTCGGGCCGCTGAGTGATCGATTCGATCTCATTGATGCGAGTTTGGTGCACCTGATTTTCAGGAATGACGCGCTCGTCGTACACCGCGTCGAAGATCAGCTCGGAACGGTTCGTATAATTCTTGTGGAACCGGACTTTTGCCGCAGCCTTGAGCTGCCACCACTGATAGTCGATCTCGCCGCGCAGCCACGAAGAGAAATTCACCTCTTGCGAGGCCGCCTCCTGCATGCTGCTGTCGGAATGCTCGTCGATGACGACCCGCTCGGACTGCCCCTTCTCCAGAAGCTCAATCTTGCGCTGCACGATCTTGCGCGTGTTGTCGTTGTAGAGAGGGCGATGCAGGACTTTCTTGCCCTCGACATCCGTCGACTCCCACGGCGCCGTACGCACTGTATCTTCCGGGACGAGGACCTTGTTGACGTTGAACGGCAACCCATCCTGAAAATAGGCCACGTGGTAGTGCGGATCGTCCGGCGCGCGCTCGCCGCGGACTTCCGAATATGGACGGGATTCGTCCAGACGAATTGTAACGGTCATCTGTGCTGCCTCCATGGGCGGCTACCCTACAGCCGAAACTGTAGGGTAACTCGCCAGGAACCTTTAGTGATCGACGATGATCACGTGCTTGACGGGGCCAGCCGCGCCGACGTCGCCGTCAGCAGGGGCCTCCGCTCCGTCAATCGAGTGCTTGAGATTGCGAGTCCCGCCGTGAATGCCTTCCTCGTGCTTCATGCTCGATGGGAAACGATCGTAGACGCGACCCACGTTGTCGAGAGCATACGCCCGCAAGAGCGACTGGCCCTTGCGATCAACATGCTCGTGCTCCATTTCGTTTGAAGTTACCGTATCCTGGTAACCCCATTCCTCGCTCGGATCGTGACCGCCGTGCTCGCCGATGTCGCCTTCGAGGGCACCATCGATGAAGCGCTCCGGATCATCCTTGCCGTACTTGTTGTGCTTGCGTGCCATGTGCACACCTCTTACTGTTCGAAGCCGCCCTTCTGGCCTGGAATGCAGGCCCGAATGGTGCCGGCAACGTTTGGTGGATGGCCCTGGTCGTCAGGGTCGGCACGGGCGAGAAGCTTGTAGCCGTCGCGCATCTCATTGCCCGTGTACTGGTCGTCCCCGTAGTCCTCGATTGGACGAGGATCTTCGAGGAGGTAGTTGCTGTTGCGCTTTCCGGTCGTCCCGTGCGGGTGACCGAAGTGCTCCGAGAAGAGCCCGAAAAATCGTGCCATGGAGACCTCTCTTGAATGGAACGCCAGAAGGCGTTCCATGGGGTTAGAGCAAGTGTGTCCTCGCTTACGCTTAGACGTTCTGCGGCCCGACCCACTCGATCTTGACGCGGACGATGCCGCCACCCGCTGGGGTGCCGACAGCGGCCTTGTTGGTAACCACTGCCACCGGGTTGCAAATACCGCCTGTCGTGTACGCACCGGCAAACGTGGAGCCGGTAAGCTCGAACCATCCGCCGGCCACGTTGATGACCGAGATGGTGTTGAACCCATCGACCAGGTTGCCGCTCGTAAGAGCAGAAGTCGCGCCCAGGATACCCCTGATCCACATCGTCTGGCCCACCAGCAGGTTTGCGACCGACTGGTTAGTGAAGATGCGGACATTCGCGCCGGTACCGGAGAGCACGTTGGCAACAATGAAAGGACCGGCCGGAATGCGCCCCAACGGCTGCTGCGTCGAGGACGAACCACCAACGATGTTCTGTGGAGAAACACCGTAGGGGCCGCCATCGAGCAGAATTCTGTTGGTAGTGAAGTCGCTCAACGTGCGCGGTGGGTTGCCGGTCCACAGCTCGTCCGAAGCCTTGTGCATGCCGAGCGCCGTGTAAGGCGTGGCAAGCGCAGTGCCGAGGACGTAGCGGCCGAACGTGAAATCGCCGCTGGACAGCCCAACGTCGATTTCCGGATTCGTCGTGGTGCCGACAAAGGCGGTCGTGATCTCGACCGAGAGATCACGAACAAACCCAACCTTGCCGCGTGGCGGGCAGATGTAGTGGTTCACCGTCGTGGCGCCGAAGGTAGCGTCATTGTAGGTGAATTCCTCGACGTCGGAGACATCATATGCCATGACATCACCTCCTTAAGTCGCACTGTCCCACATCACGATACGGCTGTTGACCGCATCGGTGTGGACAATGCCAAAGCCGCCCAAGTAGTACCATGCGATGCCCCGGCTACGGCCGAAATCGCCGGGGATCTTTGCACGGATTTCCTCCGGGACGCACACGGCTTCCGTCACCGTATCGCCCCCAAGGATGAACGCCCACGATGATTGGCCGTTCGTCCATGCTTGCGCGGTACCACCCCAAGGATCATATGACGTCGCGTTGGCTGCACCGCCCTTGGGAATGAAAGTCTGCTCGATAAATCGGCAGCTTTCATAGCGGCCGATCTCACCATTGAAGATGTGCGCTAACCCAGTCTCGGTGTACTGATGGATGGTTTCGAGACTGTTCTTCATGTTGCGCCAAGTCGTAGGATGGCTGACGCCGACGTAATCCAGTTGTGTTATCGCGCAGCTTTTTATCTGCGCTTCTGCATGTCGCCATGCAGCTCAGACTATCTCATCACCTGATTTCTCAGGGCTGGGCGCTCGTGGATCCATTACCGCTTTCGCTCGGGATCTAGTCGTTACACCTTCCATGCCTCTCGTTGCCTACTTGCATGGGTTGGCTCGGTGTTTTCTCAGAGAGACGTTCACCGAATTCACCCAGTTTGCTCTCGCCGCTCACGCCGCCAGAGGGACCGATTGATCCGCAGTATAGGGCATTGTATTCGGGCTGGCTTGCATTCCTGCCCCGCTACTCCGTACATGGAGTAACCGCTGCCGCTTTCACGGTAGATTAGACCATATCTTCGGCCTATGGCCGCTGTGCGCTTCGGGCCGCTTGGCCCTACTCCCTCGCGGGATGGTCGTTGAACGTTGACATCAAGATGCTGATGCCCTTCGCTGCTGATTTGCCAATCCATCCATTTTTCAGGCCGTCACGCCCGCCCTTGCGGACCACGTTTTGGCAGGATGGCTCTAAGGCAGTCCCAGCAATTCACACAGTTTTACATCCCCCCAACTCTTAAGGGATGTTACGTTCCTTCATCGTGTCCACGAGTGCCTTGATGTGGCCTGTGCCCAGTGCGACGTTGTTCGTTACGCTTGCAACGCCACCGGTATCCAGGTTGATCGTGGTCGTGGAAGTTCCGGATGCGGGCTCGGCCCGCAAAGCCGTGTTCTTGAACTGAAGGTATGCCTCAATATCGAAATATTTTCTGGCATCGTCCTTCAGGGTCTTATCAATGATTGCAGCAACTTGGTGCTTGGCCAAGGCGAGCAATTTTCCGGTGTATGGAACAGAGTTCAGTGTTCCTCTAACGGTTTCCCGTTAGTCTGGACTGTCATTTGCCTCGCGGCTCTGAATTGGCCGCCAAAGGCCGTGGTCTTCAGTCTCTGACATACCTCTAAAGTTGAGAGCGCGAATTTGCTGAACGAGATTGAGTTCGGCTTCATTGTAGGGTTTCCCCTTCGCCTGTAACTCGCCACGCCGCTCGATAAAATCGAGGACGATACGCGCCTGTGCGTTCTTGGCCACTAGATATGGCAAGACAGGGCGTAACAGCTTTGCGCACTTGGTGAGACCAGCCACCGTCACCCAATACATGACTTTGCCGCGGTTGTATTTGCCAGCAAGTTGTGTCTTGATGTGAGGATTGATCCCTAGCGCACGTTCAACGTCAAAGACGCGTTGAATGAGCGCTTGGTTCGTATTCGCCACGATGACCTTCGGGCTATAGCCCATCTGGCCATTATACTTTCTTCTGGTGCCATTACGCTCCAGAGTTATGGTGCCCTCTCCGTCGAGGAGACCAGCGAAGTACGCCAAGTCAACTTTTCGTATATGCGGGTTACCCATTGTTTCATCTCTGTTGCTGTTCCATCAGTCGGGGAACAGAGCTTTAGGGCTTTCCTGCAACTACCACGTTAATGGGCGTGTTTGCCGCCTCTTCAAGCGGCGAGTTCACCCGCTTCGTACACCGTCAGTTGGTGCTGCTGGATCGTGAATCCAGTCTCGGGAATTGGGGCGGCTTCGTCAAGTCGCCGTCCCTGTGTCCCAACGTTACTGTAGACATCCCCAGATTTGTTATCGTCGGACTGTTTGTGACCGACCTCTACATGTCACCATGTAGCTCAGACTATCTCTTCACCTGACTACTCAGGGCTGGGCGCTCGTGGATGGATTATTCTTTCGTCACCATCTAGTCGTTACACCTTCCGTGCCCCTATGGCTTTCGCCCTACATGCACGGCTTGGCTCGGTATTGTCTCAGCACCACAGCAGGAGCGCAGAGATGTTCACCGAATTCACCCAGTTGCACTTCAGGATCACCCCTGAAGGAACCCGCGGGCTTTCACCCGAAGTTGTACTTGTCGCCTCGGTTGAGACCCTTCTTTGTCCCATCCTCAGCGTCACACAACTGGCGCATCTTCGTGAGCGGTTGAACCTGCTGGCGGAGTACGTCCGACAACTCGTCGGAATACATGTAACCGCCTTCAGCAGGGACCGACCACAGTTGGCCAGCCATTGTGGTGCCTCTCTTTCCTAAACAACGCGAACCGTCAGGCGACGAAGCGGCCTCTAGGACCGTTGCGGCGCTTGATCATGTCTTG